GAGTGTGTGCCCAGCAATGTGGTACGCAACAGTGCTGGATACCCGGTGTTAACTGCTGATGGTAGCTATAGAACGTCAGGAGAAGAGCAACTAGATCCAGGTCCACAAAGTGCAAGGTCGCAAGGACTCTATATTGGAAAAGATATACCAAAAAGTCTGTTGGTCAGTGAAAGCAACCCAGCTCCACCTGGTGGAGTAGGAAGACTAAACCAGCTGCGCACAAAAGCAGTTATGACTGTGATTGGCAAGGCAGTGAGCGGATTTAGTTATACCTTTGTTAGTGGAGCTCAGCAAGCTGGAAAATATCAACTTGATGCTGATATTCTAACATCACTAGGCTATGTGAAATCAGACTATTATGCTCTATACGGTCGCTCCACTATCACAAAAGACGGAGCATGGTCGGGACTAGATGGAGTTGATAATTTGCAAACCTGGAGTAGTAGCACAGGAATCCAGGAAAAAGCCATGTACAGATTATTAACCAAGCACTACGAAACTATGAACAATAATGGTGCTATAAAATCCATGGACAATCTATGCACTATTGCAGGCATGCTTTGTGTGGCACACATACTAGGTACAGGGGTTGGGACAGAAAAAAATCCAGGTGCAAAACGCTGGCGCGAAACTGGTGGTGGCCAGAACATAAACGGGTTCACAGGGACATATTTTTTTGCACTTGGTCGATACGCAATTGACGTCTTGGCCTCTAAATCATAACGAATAAATAACTAACTATGGCAATGTACAACGGTTTTAGCACATACAACAGGTTGAAAAAATTTAAAGTGACAGACTTTGAATTGGTTCAACAGGATATATTCAATCACTTTAACATACGTAAAGGTGAAAAGTTGATGAACCCAGAGTTTGGCACTATTATCTGGGGTATGTTATTTGAACCGTTTACTGATTCTGTGCGCAAGGCCATTACTAACGATGTAAAACGTATAGTTACATATGACCCACGAATTGCAGTAGACACTATACAGCTAGATGAATTTCAATCTGGTATTCAAATTACCATTACTTTAACGTACTTGGTTGAAAATAAAACTACCACACTTTCCTTTAATTTTGATCGAGATAGCCGCACACTATCGCAAGGCGTGTACGGCGCCAGCAACAATTAAAACACCATATTTTGCCAGTGAATAAATACATTGAAATGGATAAATTCACATGGCTGCTACCACAAGACAAACAAATTTACTAATACAGCAAGACTGGAAAAAAGTCTATCAGAGCTTTCAAAACGCTGATTTTCAAAGCTACGACTTTGAAACTCTGCGCAAAAGCATGATTGACTATCTGCGCACCTACTATCCAGAAGATTTTAACGATTTTTTAGAGAGCAGTGAGTATGTAGCACTCATTGATTTAATTGCGTTCCTAGGGCAAAGCCTAGCATTTCGCACTGATTTGAATGCTCGTGAAAATTTCCTAGACACCGCAGAACGTCGGGACAGTGTGTTGAAACTTGCGCGACTGATCAGCTATAACCCTAAAAGAAATATTGGTGCAAGCGGGCTATTAAAATTTGACAGCATAAGCTCAAGCGAAAATATATTTGATAGCAATGGTCTGAATCTCAGCAATATTTCTATATTTTGGAATGACTCAGGAAACGACAACTGGCAAGAGCAGTTTGCAATTATTTTAAATAGCGCAATGATTGATAGTCAAGTTGTTGGTAAGCCAGGCAATACAAAAACCATTGCAGGTGCTAGGACCGAAGAGTACAGCGCAAATCTATTACCTAACATTATTCCAGCCTTTAAGTTCCAGCAGAACATCGAAGGTACTGCAATGAATTTTGAAATCGTTTCTGCTACCAGCGTCAACCAAGAGTATCTATACGAAAAAGATCCTAACCCTAGTAAAATATTTAATTTCCTGTATCGTAATGATAACCTAGGAAACAACAGCAACAACACCGGGTGGTTTGTGTATTTTAAACAAGGTGATATAAACACAATTGACTTCACTGTGTCTGATAGTCTTCCTAACAGGATAGTATCTATTAATGTTGACAATATCAATAACACAGACCTTTGGCTGTTCAAACTAGACAGCGCAGGCACTCCCAGTGACAAATGGTCAGAAGTTCCTAACGTGGCAGGGTTTAACGTTATCTATAACACTGCGGTTGAAAGAAATATTTTTCAGGTGAACACCAGAGCAAATGATCAAATTGATCTAGTGTTTGGTGATGGTGCATTTGCAAACATACCAATTGGTACATTTAGATTGTTCTATAGGACCAGCAATGGATTTAACTATAAAATTAATCCTGAAGAAATGCAAAATGTAACAGTTCCAATTACCTACGTAAGTCGTAATGGTCGTGCTGAAACCCTGACTATCAAAGCAAGCCTACGCTATACTGTAAACAATGCCAACACTAGGGAAACCCTAGAAGAGATCAAAACCAAAGCACCGCAACAGTACTATACACAGAACCGTATGGTAACTGGAGAAGATTATAATATTCTACCATTTACTAAGTTTAGCAGTATACTAAAAATCAAAGCCACTAATCGTAACAGCAGTGGCGTAAGTAGATATCTTGATACCATTGATGTAACTGGAAAATACTCTAGTACTAATATCTTTGGCGAAGACGGAGTTTTGTACAAACAAGAAACAATCGAAGCGCAAGACTATATTCCGCCAACCTCTGGTGACATTGTGGGTAGTCTGTCTGAAGTGATCAATAATTCTTTATTGATAGATAATTTTGTACCGTTCAGTCAACTGATATACGATAAGTTACCTCGATACACCACAAGAGATATCACAGTCAATGGAACAATTTTTGATGCAGCCTGGACCCAGCTCACAACAGGGACCAATCAGTCTACAGGATTTTTTGCAACCAGTGTGAACTACAATGCGGCAACATTAACCGGAACATTTGCAACACCACTAAAAACTGGAACTGCATCATCAAATGCAATGCGATTTATACAAAAAGGTACAATTATAAAATTTAAGGCATCAGCTGAGATTTTAACAACTCCTAAATATTTTGATAAATCAAACGATATCCAGTCCGGTGCTCCTAACAAAACTGGTGACCGTACCTATATCTATGCCACTGTTGTAAAAGTAAACGGTGATGGTACAAATGGCGGCATCATAAAAAACAATGTCGAAGGTCCTATTACCCTTAGCACTTTTATTCCCGACGGGGCATGTATTGAAGAAATTATTCCTAAGTTTTATAACACTGTTCCAATTGATGTTCTTAGAACAACTGCAACATTAGTGAATGGAAGAAAAAACTTTGGTCTTAGGTTTGATCAATTAAATCAAACCTGGGCAGTAATTCAGCCGCAAAATTTAAAACTAACACAAATATTGAGTACATTGCTTGGTAATGGCATAGTGAATTCTGAATACAATGAAGCTACTTCGGGTAATACTACTGCAAGTAGTTTAGACAGTAGTTGGATAATTACATTTGTTAGTGGTGCATTTGGATACAAGATCTACTATCGCCAAACAAATTACATATTTGAAAGCAAAAGAGAAACAAAGTTTTACTTTGATCCTAAGGCCAGGGTCTACGATCCAAAATCTGCACAGGTAATAAGCGATCAAATTAAAATCCTAAGATCAAACTCTGCCGCGGACAGCACTGGTCCAATATACGATGATAAAATTTATTTCATCTATAGGATGATAATAGATGCAGATGGGTACGAAAATACCAGTAAGATATTATTGCAATTTCCAGACAGTAACCGAGATGGGGTTCCCGACAACCCTGATCTATTTGATGAAATTGTAGCACCGGCTGTGAATATTCAAAATAAAAAAATATTTTTTGAGAAGAGTTATAACAGCAATAATTATATTCAGTACAGCGTTGTCAATGATGGCATAGTTGAAACAGCATTTGCTTCACAAACAGATATTGTTGCGGTTTATAATCAGTACGACAATGGACAAGTTTTTTATGCATACGGCGAAAACTTATTTTATAGTCTGGTTGTTGCAACAGTGCAAGGTATACCGACTAGAACATTAACTTCGTCGGCAAACGGTGAATTTTATCGGTTGTTACCGGGTCGACAAGATTTGTACTTCCAATATAGACACACCAGTCCGGCCAACCGTCGAATCGATCCTAGCCCAAATAATATCATCGATCTGTTTATTTTGACCAAACAGTATGCAGCTGATTATCAGGCCTGGATACAAGATACATCAGGAAAGACCGTGCAGCCTGCAATTCCCACAACCGAAGATCTGCAATTAGAGTATGGTGAGCTTGAAAATTACAAAGCCATCAGCGATAGCCTGATACATTCAAGTGCAAGGTTTAAACCATTGTTTGGTGCAAAAGCAGATCCAGTGCTTCGTGCTACATTTAAAGTGGTAAAAAATCCTAACGTTGTGATCAGTGACAACGACGTAAAAATAGCAGTTATTTCTGCTGTCAACAAATACTTTGACATTGCCAATTGGGACTTTGGTGAAACATTCTTTTTCAGCGAGTTAAGCGCATATCTGCATAGCTCACTGACTCCAAAAATTTCCAGCATCATCATTGTTCCGACCAGTACTGGTCTGTCATTTGGTAACCTATATCAAATCAATGTTGAACCAGACGAAATAGTTGCCAGTGCCGCTACCGTGGATAATGTAGAAATAATTTCTGCTATTACGTCTGTACAACTCCTGTGATTTTTAAGACCTTAAATACTAGATAGACATTGAGAGAATAACATATATGGCTGCAATAAAAAGTATCAATTTCCTGCCAGAAATTTTCAAATCTGACGCAAACAGAAAATTTCTTGCTGCAACAGTCGATCAGCTGATCTCTGAACCAGATTTCAAACGAATCGACGGATACATTGGAAGAAAATTTGCTCCTAATTATCGTGCAGGCGACAAGTACGTTGAAGAACCTTCTGCCGACAGACAAAACTATCAACTTGAGCCAAGTTTAATAGTACAAGATACTGATGCAACAAAATCAGTGTTATTCTATTCCAACTATGTTGACCTACTGCAAAAAATCAAATACTACGGAGGATTGACAAATGATCATAGCCGCCTATTTCAAGGGGAAAGCTATAATTTCAATGGTATGTTTGATTTTGATAAGTTTGTTAACTTTAATCAATACTACTGGTTGCCCGACGGCCCACCTGAAGTTGCAGTTAGTGCAAATAGCAATATCAGTGTTTTAGATTTTATTGTGGTCAGAGATAGCACCCGTCAAGCATATACCATAACAGGATATGGCGGTGATGTAAATCCTATTGTTACCCTGGTTAAAGGAACAACATATACATTTAGACTCAATCAGCTTGGATATCCGTTCTGGATACAAACAGCACCGGGCGCCACTGGCTCTCGTTCGTCTGCGGCAGAAGTTCAAATAAGGTCAGTGTTTGGCGTAGCTAATAACGGCGATGACTTTGGTACAATAACTTTTAATGTTCCGGCATCAACTGCACAGGATACTGCTCGTCTTGCAGAGCGTGTGGCAGAAGTTGATTACGCTACTACACTAACCTATGCTCAGGTGCAAAATCATTTGCTATCAATTATAAAAAAATCAGGTGGTATTGATGGATCTTCGTCGGTTGCTCTTAACGGTCGGACAGTGATTTTTTTAACACCAACAGTTGAACACGACGACTGGACAGACAAAGGCGTATTTGATTTTGATCTATTTGACCAAGATCCAGAATACCTGTATCCGTTTGAAGCAGGAAGTCTATTAGACCCTGCACTTCGATACGGAATTTTTAGAATCAGGATACTTAACGATTCATTGATTAGATTTGAGTCATTGCAAGAAGTTGATATAGGCAAAAAAGTTTATATCAAAGGTGGCAATAAAAATGCTGGAGTTGAATATCTAAAAAACTCTGAAGGATTTTGGGAACTAATCAGGCCAATCACTGCTCCGTTGACTGAGCTGTACTATCAAGATGGTGTAAGCAATGAATTTGCTGGATCATTTAAGTTAGTTGAACCAGGTGCAGCACAAATTGATGTGACCATTGAAATCATTGGCAAGAAAAACTATACCAGTCTCAATGGAGTTAAGTTTACCAATGGGTTAAAAATTAGATTTGATAACACAGTAACTCCAGTTGCATATACCAACAATGTGTACATTGTTGAAGGAGTTGGTAAAAGCATACGCCTGGTTAGCATTGGCAATCTTGTGGTACCTGAAGAGTATGCATTAGCAGATCAACTATCTACCCCAGACTACTTAACTGTAAGTCGTGGAAGCCAAGACTTGAATGCCTGGAGCCGCAGTAATCGTTGGTTCCACAGCGAACTAATTAATTTAGCGGCTGGGTATAATAACGATCCAACTATTTTAGAAACAGTTGCAACACGTGGCTCAAGACCAATTATTGAATTTGAACCTGACTTATATTTGTATAACTATGGGCAACGTGCTAAAGCACCAGTTGACATCTTGGACTACACAGTAACCGATGCATTCAATCAAGTAGAGGGACAAGAAAGTTATGTTATACAGCTGCCTAATAATATTACTCGTCCACTGACCGCTGGAACAAGGATAATCTTTGCTGGCGATACTGACACTAATGTTAAAAATAAAATTTACAAAGTAGAGTTTATTACTATTGCAGAAAGAACACAAATTCACTTAGTATCTCAAAATACTGAATTACTTCCAACCTATTATGTGTCTGATGTGCAGTTGGTGGAAAATGTTCAGGTTGTATTCGCAGGCGGCAACCCTGATATTCCAGCAACAGCTAATGTAACGGTAGACAGCGTCACTGGTACAATCACAGATATAACATTTGAAAATTTTGGTAGCGGATACAGAGGAACACCAACTGCTACTTTTGTTGGCGGCGGCAACGGTAGTGGAGCTCAAATTGATCTTACAGTAAATAGCGGAACAATCAGTGCATTTACATTAGTAAATGGAGGCACTGGATATTCTACATCACCTGCTTATAATTTTGTTCCACAGATAACTTTTGCGAGCCCTGTTCCAAGCATCGGTGCAACACAAGCTGTTGGTACTGCAATAATGTCACCAACTACGGTAGCCAATGTTGTGGTAGATTATAGCGGGATTAACTATATAGCAGACCCGTCGGTCAATATTGAAACAAGTAATACTGAAGAAGCACAAGTTGATGCAATATTTTCAAAATACAAATATGTTGATTACATTCGTGTTGTTGATGGTGGAACTGCGGTAGGAACTTCTCCTACACTAATCATCTCTAGTCCGAACAGTCTAGAGGCCACTACTACCTATGCAAACACAGCAACATTCACCAGTAACGTAGTTGATCTTGTTAATAACTCAGGATTAAGCAACGGACTATTGGTATATGCTGCCGGAGTCACTGGTGGAACAACAATTGGCACTGTTGCCGGCAACAATAAAATTGTACTATCTAATAGAGCCAATATCACCAATGGTGGAAAATATGTTTTTAAATCAGCTGGTGCCGCTGGAGTAACACTAACAGAAACTTATGCAAATACCATTGTATTCACTGACAGCAACGTTAGGGTGCAAGGCACAGTTGGAATAAGCGTCGGATGGAATGTTTATGGTGAAGGTATTCCACGTGGAACCACAGTTGCTGGTATTAATACTGATGGAGTAACTCTTCAATTGAGTAACTCTGCTGTACTGCGCAATGGTAGAACCTTGGTTGCAAAACCAGACAGTACTACTACAGCTACCGTGACCGAAACATCACGATTTAGCACAGTAGTCACAGTTGATACAACAGCCGTAGCCAGTCAGGACATGTATATAACTGGCGGAGTTGCACCAACAAATATAGCTTCAATTAATCTAGGGAACCCAGTAATTATTACCACTGATTCTTCACATAACTTAGAAAATGGTGATAAGATTGTAATACGCGGAGTATTAGCATCTGCAGAATCTGAATTAAACGGTGGTATATATTGGGTCGGGGTAACCAACAGACTAACACTGGTTCTTTACAGTGACCCGGCATTGCAGAACACATTGGATGGTCGAAATTATAGTCCTTATGTCAGTGGCGGATATGTAGCTGGGTTTACGATCGAATATGGAGTAACTGTTACCAAAGTATTGAGTGAAACTCAGTTAGAGTTAAGCAGTGAAGTAAGTTTACTTGCTGGAACTACATTAGCGTTTGTTGGTAAAACAGCAACAGCTATCCCAGTGAGCACTGGAACAACAATATACGCAGTTAACATAACTGAGCACGGGTCAGGATACCTTACTCCGCCATCTCTTTCTTTTACCTATTCTGGCGGCACTGCTCCGGTTGCCACTGCACTATTGAATGATGATGTACTTGATTATTTCAAAATTGTAAATCCAGGGGCCGGATACCAAATTGAAAATAGTCTAGTGTCTACTATTATCAGCACAGTAGTCGCTACTATATCCGACGATACATTGTATGACACACGGTTATTGACATTTGCATCGGCCGACGATATATTTTATGTTAAGCCAGGGTGGATTGCTCTGCTGGTACTAGAAGAAAATCAAAACACAAGATATACAGATTTTAGTCGAGTTCCATATGTAAGTACTGGAGTCACCGGGCCAGACCCTGACAACTTCTTGAACTATATGGATGTAGAGTTAACTAACGCCACCGTCTTAAAGGTACAATCAATTGATGAAAATATTATTACCCTAGATGGAGATATTATTTCTCTTGACGCCGATGGCGAGCCCATTCCATTGGTTGCAGGGTCTAAAATACTTTTTACTGCAAAAAGCAGATTCTTTACAGAAGAATACTATGCTACAAGTGATCCAATTGGGGAATCTAAAACAACCTATCTGGTCAGAACTCCAGTAACAGATAGCAAAACAATTTTTTTAAACTCAATTGAAGGTATCCAATTTGGAATGAGTGTTCGTGATCTAGCCGGTAATTTACCATCAGGCTTACGAGTATTATCAATTGATATTGTTAATCAAGCTATTGTGTTATCACAGCGAATAAACAGCGTTGCTGGCATTCCGTTATTGTTTAGTACCGAAGGATCAGTTACTGCAAATTTAAATTCAGCAAAACTATTAAAAGTACAAATTGAAGATGCTGGCTCAGAATATACTTCGGCACCTACTATTACCATTGAACCAGCTATTCCAAGTGTAGAAAAAGTTACTTCTAGTACTGGGACTGATCTGATCCAGGTAGACGATCTTGATGGAATTGTGATTGGAATGACAGTGACCAGTGAATACGGCATTGATGGTAGTGGTGTTACGACCGGCGCAATAGTTCCTCGAGTAATCGGGACAAGCATAGTACAAATAGGTACAGCAACATTTGAATACTTTGTGCAATTAAATCAGGTGCAACCAGTTTTTCAAGGGTTGATAGCTAATTTTTCTTTAAGTGCAAAGGCATTAGCAAAAATTGAAAGCCTGAATGTGGTACAGACCGTAACAGATGATCCTACGCCTGACACATACGAAGCAGATGATACCGTATTGATTGCATTGCCCACAATTGGGCAATCTGCAATTAAACAACGTCAAGTTGGAGTGAATACTTATAATCAATATTGGTTTGATGGAACAAACTGGATTCCATCACAGCAAAAAGAAGACTATAATCAGGCTCCGCTATTTGATATATTTGATCTAGCTGGGTATTCTGCTACTGATACATCAGTATATGTTGGTAGTAAGTTTTTTGGAACAAAATTATTTTCATATAAAACCGGTACCGGACCAACTGATCCTAAATTAGGATTTTCACTGAGCTATAAGAATTTCCAGAACGTTGGAGATATTGAGTTTGTCAACAACTACGATACAGAAACTTTTCAATACCTATCAAACAAACTAGAACTCAGTAAAGATGTTAACACAATGTACTTGAAGCAACAAACTTCAAGTGGTTTCCGTTATAGAAATATTTGGACTAAATTTGCCGAACCAACCAAACAGTATCAGATTATTACACACGAGTTTGATGGATTAACTAATTATTTTGAAATTGATGTTTTGCCAGCTGAAAGCAAAACCATCCCTTACGTTAAGATCTACGTAGACAATGCAATAACTGATCCTACACAATATGAAATTGTAAAACATGGTGGGCGATATGCTGTAATAATTGATGGATCATTATTGTCAATTGATCCTATAAGCAAAGTTGACATATTAATCTATAGCAAGTCATCGTCGTCAATTGGACACTACCAATTACCAGCAAATCTTGATCAAAATGCAGAAAATTTAAATTTTGAATCACTAACTCTTGGACAGTTGCGACAACATTTGATAACAATGAGCACCAGCCATTATGGAATGACTGGCAATGTACTTGGCACAAATAATCTTAGAGATCTGAATATTAAACCATGGCAAGGTGCTGTTGTACAACATGCCAGCCCTGTGATGTATAGTTCTTTATTTCTTGGGGACAACGGTTTAGAATTTATTGAAGCAATTGAATATGCTCAGAAAGAGTATACTAAATTTAAAAATAAATTTATTGACCAAGGTATTAAAGCTGACATAGATCCTAGAGATATTCCACTGGCAGTTGATACATTAATGAGATTAATTAATGTAGGAAAAAACACCAGCATGCCCTGGTACGATAGCGATATGATACCATACGGTACTGCTGCAATTACTACAATTATTCCAATTGTTGATGTCAGGCTGCGCCGTTATCAATTACCTAATGCGTTTGATGATACAGTATTAAGCAGAAGATCGGTGCTGGTATATCTTGAGGACTCAACCACTCCACGAGTAAAGACACAGTTAGTAAAAGGTATAGATTTTACGTTTAATGCAGATCTTTCTGCAATCGATATTACGTCCACAGTAAATCTAACATACACATCTCAATTGAGAATCATTGATCGTCCAACAACTGTTGGTTGTTATGTTCCTGAGACCCCAACCAAACTTGGACTACATCCTCGATATATTCCTCGTATGTTTGTTGACGATACATATCAGACTCCAATACTGGTGATACAAGGACATGATGGTAGTATTACTCCTGCATTCAACGACATCAGAGATCAATTACTGTTAGAACTAGAACTAAGAATTTATAACAATATTAAAGTTGACTATCAGGTTACACTACTAGATATAATTGACTCAGTACCGGGTAAGTTTAGATCTATTAATTACTCACTCAGTGAGTTCAATCAGTTATTGAGTAAAAATTTCTTGAAGTGGGCAAGCATCGGGCAAGTAAATTATAGTGCAAACACTACATTTGAAAGTAATAATGCATGGACCTGGAACTATAAAAATCTTAAAGATTTCACTGGTGAATTCGTTCCGGGATTCTGGAGAGGAATATATCAGTATTTCTATGACACTGACAAACCGCACGTGACTCCATGGGAGATGCTAGGGTTTTATGAAAAACCAAGTTGGTGGGAAGAAAACTACGGGCCTGCTCCATATACCGGGGCAAACACAGTGTTATGGGATGACCTAGAACTAGGATTAATTACAGGCGGGCCTAGACTTGGAATTGACACACGCTTTGCTCGACCAGGATTAAGTCGCGTGATTCCAGTTGACGAATTTGGCATGCTAAAAAGTCCAGAGAAAGTTTTATTATCAAGATTTGATTCTACTAGATTAAGTAGCAGCTGGGCAATTGGGGATGCAGGTCCTGCCGAATCGGCCTGGCGCAAAAGTAGTCATTATCCTTATGCATTGCAAATAGCAATAGCGTTGAGCCGCCCGGGGTTCTATTTTGGAACACTGTTTGATATTTCTCTTTACAAACGGAACACAGAAGTTGATCAGTTGTTACTGGTCACAGACAATCAGCGTGTGAGGAAAACAACAGTAAGAATCTCCGACGACGGTGTAAATTCTGGCACTACAACATTCACAGCAGGGTACGTTAACTGGGTACGTGATTGGTTTAGTAGTAAAGCAATAGATGGAACAGCAAAGATTAAAAAATTAATACAGTCATTGGAAGTAAAACTTAGTTACAAGATGGCTGGTTACAGTGATAGTAAATTTTTAAATGTATTAGCTGATCAAAGTTCTCCGGCCAGTGGCAGTAGTAACATCATAATTCCTCAGGAAAATTATAAAATTTTCTTGAACAAATCGGCACCGTTGTCAAGAATTGTGTACAGTGCAGTAATTATCGAACGTACCACCACAGGATTTTCTGTAGCAGGGTATGATCTTGAAAATCCATACTTCACTATTATACCAAGTGAAGTAAACGGTAGTTTTTATTCTATCACAGCAATCAATGATACCGCAGTGATCTATAGAGACTTTCAACCTATTAAATTAACAGTTCCATATGGATTTGAGTTTTCGTCCCGCCAGCAAGTGGTTGACTTTTTAGTCAGCTACGGAAGGTACTTAACTGGGCAAGGCATGGTGTTTGACACGTTTAGTCCTGAACTAGAAGTAAAACAAGATTGGACACTAAGTGCCCGAGAATTTTTAACCTGGGCACAACAAGGGTGGAAAGCTGGCAATTTAGTTATACTAAGCCCGGTATATAATAGTATTAAAATTATCAATACTGATGGAGTAATTGATTCAGTTGAAAACATTTTGAGCGGTAGTAAAATACTTGATCAAAATTTTGTTAAAATAAAAAATAGTCAATTTAGTGTGGTCAGGGATGAAAATACTTTCTCGCTAACATCAGTTTTTGGTCAAACCATTGCATTGGCTGACTTGAATTTAATTCAGTATGAGCATGTGCTACTGTTGGATAATGTCACAGTGTTCAATGATATTGTGTATCAACCAGCATTGAACAATAGGCAATATCGATTGCGTCTAATAGGAAATAAAGTTGGCTCATGGACTGGACAATTGAACCCAGCTGGATTTATATACAACAGCGATAGTGTTGATGTTTGGAAAATGCAAACAAACTATAAAAAAGGTACTTTAATTAATTTTAAAGAAAATTATTACTATGCTTCCAGCGATGTTCCAGCATCAATTGATTTTGATTTTTCATACTGGACACCTATAGAGAAATCTAGAATTAAAACTGGCCTACTACCAAACTTTGCGTACAATGCTGAAAAGTTCAATGATATATACGATCTTGACCATCGTCCAGTGGACCTGCAGTTAAATAAACTAAGTCAAGGTATCACTGGGTTTAGAGACCGTGCATACTTCCAGGATTTTAAATTAGATGTAACTTCGCAGGCTAAATTTTATCAAGGCTTTATTAAACAAAAAGGCACAGCGAGTGCAATTGATGCATTAACCACTGCAACTTTTGAAAACCTAACCAGCAGTATTACTCTTTACGAAGAATGGGGAATGCGTGTTGGGGAGTATGGGGCATTAGGCAGTAATCAGTCAATTGAGTTTCAACTTGATGAAACCCAGTTTACCAGTGACCCATCAACAGTGGTATTAATTACCCGGGGCGAAACTCCTACCGAAGGAGTAATAAATGTTAATCCATTGGATCTGTATCGTACATCCGAAGATAAATTTAATCAGTATCCTATACAAACTCGTTTAGATGTCAGAACTCGCCCTGGAGACGCAGTTACAGCTGGCTATCCAAGAGTGGATGATGTTGATGATACTATTTTTGATCTAGCCGAGTATCAAAACTACAGTAGTCTCGTGACAGATATTGGTTCTGGATTTAAACTCTGGGTAGCTAAAGATTTTAATAAAAATTGGAATGTATATAGAGCAACTGAAACCAATGTACTAATAAACGAATTGCAAATTGGGCTCGACAGCCAGATCACTATTAATGTTGACCGACCGCACGGGTTGATGCCAGACGATTTAACTATCATTAAGAATTTTGCCAATGGACAGTTTGACGGGTTTTATAGGGTACTTTCAGTTCCAACTGCAATTTCTTTTGTGGTCCAAGGCTATAAAAATGTAGCATCGTTGCGATCACAACAAAGTATAACCGGCAGCGGCATATTATTACTAATGATATCAGTTAGATACAGTCGTATCAATGAACTGGTATCAACTGTACCATTGCACGGATGGCGTGACAAAGATCGAGTATGGATAGATAACGACATTGCAAATGATGTATGGGCAGTGTTTGAAAAAAATAACGGCTGGGATTTTGATCGAGTGTTACCAGTACGCCAAGGTGATTGGCGTGTGAATGAAGGATACGGTGGTGCATTAAAAATCAGTAGAGACAACAGTTTGATATTAGCGGCTGCTAAAAATTCATCATCGGGATCAATATCGGGACTGCGGATAATTCATCCAGGATTTTTATATGATGCAGCTGAAGATACATTTAGTTTACCACTAACCGACGGTGGATCTATGGCCACAGTAGATATCGACGAAATCAGTAGAACATTGTTATATACTCGAGTTACTAATTCTGGCAGTGGCTACACTCATCAACCCAATGTAACAGTCAGCGACACATCTACTTTGGTTACCACCTATACAGGTAATGTATACAACAGCAGTACTCTTACTCTAACTACCTTATCAGAATCAAATACAAAAACTGCATTGTTAGATGCATATCCTACCAGAGCTAATATTATCCTTGGCAATATTAACGATATCTGGATAGGAGATACAGTCACAGGGTCGGACGGACAAGGCAATTCAATTCCTGGAACCACATTGGTGGCCAATATTAACTATAACACCAATATGGTTACACTGACTAACAGTTTCCAGTGGAACATTACAAGTAATCCAAGTCTGACGTTCACAAGATCTAAAGTCCAAGTTGGTGATATTGTGACCGCAGCTGATAATGTTGGAAATGTGGTTGGTGTAGAACTAACCACAATTACAACTATTAGTACATCAACAAATCAAATTACGCTAAACAGAAACGTTTACTTAAACGGTGGAACAACAATCAATCTATCTAGAGGCACTGGCGGCAATGTACAGGCTCGATTAGCACCTACCTCAGTTACTTCGATTACTGTTGTGGATAGTGGCGCTGGATTTACCGTTGCACCTCAAATTGAATTTATTGGTGGTGGTGGCCGCGGAGCAACTGCACAAGTAACTCTTAGCTCAGAAGGTGCAATTCTTAGTGTTGCCATTACTAATTCTGGAATAGGATATACTTCGGCCCCAGACGCTGAATTAATTACTACCAATATTGGATCTACTGCAAAACTTAGAGTTAACCTAGCACCATCAACAGTAGAGTTTTTGTATATTGGAGCAAGTGGCACAGATTATAAAAAACCAAAATTAACAATAACTACCTATACTGGTACATCCGGATCAGGAGCAACTGGTAATGTTAATGTTACTAATAAATCCATTGGATCTGTGATTATTAGAAACTACGGAGTTGGCTATACAACTAAACCAAATATAGTTATTACTGATTCGGTCGGTGTTGGATCAGGCGCAGTGTTTGAAGCATTATATCAGAGCGGTCAAGTAAAAACATTTCAACCTGGTGAAAATAATTTAATTACCCAGGTTCAAAATGTGCCTGTATTTGGACCAGATGCTGCTGAATTTGGATACGAGATTGACATTGGCCTCCGCTATGCATTTATTGGTGCGCCAGGCACACTGAATGCCAAAGGAGCAGTAGAAATTGCTTCAAGCACTGGGTCAGCTTGGGTACCACAACAGGTGCTATCACCTACTACGTTAGCATTTGGTGATCGATTTGGTCACAGTGTGGTAATCTCTAAAGATGAAAGATGGTTGTATGTTGGGGCACCGGGCGCAGGCAAAGTATTTGCGTATGTACGAAAAACCACGCCCGAGAATCGTCGTAAACTTACAGTAGGACAAAATCAAACATCCTATGTAACAGATCTTTACACAGTAAAACAAAATATTGAGATTAAAGTTGTTGGAGAAAGTGGACGAGTATTTGAACCTTCATTTGATTATAATATTCTTGCAGGTATAATTACTTTTAAAAACTTTGGAATTATTTCTAGTGAACGTTTTCTATTTGTGTCGCAGTTGTATCCAGCCACAGTAATTACGTCACCACCTAGAGCAAACGATTCAATAGATCCTTACACGATTCAAGGTGTACTTGTTACTACCTACGAGTTAGTAGCCCCACCGCGCGAAGATGAACAAATGATAGTTCAAGGGTCTGATGGGCGTGTGTTTATTCTTGGAATAGATTATACTATTGCAGGAAAAACTTTAACTTTTTTAAACACTGAATTCACTGAGCAAGCTTCGATCGTTGTACAAATATTAGAAAAATATTATGTACTGTCAGGGGTCATTGAACCTGATGATCAGACAATTTGGGAGGATGGAGTTTCTGCATCTGAATATAACCGAATTGCAATAGCCGGGGAAGTAAACACCTATGCCGACCTAGCCGGCGGCGGGTTCATTACTGGCGACCTAATCAAAGTTTTAAATTTACAAGTAGACGGTTCGTATAACTCGTACGAGATGTATCTAAAGACGGCCAGTTCGTATGCCCTTAAAGGTACAGAAAATAGAAGCATAACCCGAGGTGTGGGACAATTTGGATCGTCGTTGGCAACTACGTCAGACTGCTACCAACTGATTGTGGGCGCCCCTGAATATACTGCAACAGACACCGGCGAACTAAAATCCGGAAAAGTATACATATTCGACAGACTATACACAGTGTTCACCGGAACCGGCGGAAACTCAACGGTGTTCAATACACTGCAATCATTACAAATTGGCACAAAAGTTACGATCAACGGAATTGAAGTAATTGAAAATGTGGATTACACCGCAAATGGTACAGCCATTGAGTTTGTTACAGCACCTGCTAACGGTGCCAGAATTCAAGTTGATGTTAATGCATTTAACATTGTTCAATCAATCGAGTCACCATCAGCAATATTTAAAGGCTACTACGGCGCAACTGTTGCAATATCACCAGATAACAAAAATATTTTTGTTGGAGCTCCGGGCTATCGAGATGTTGACTACTACAATGGTAGAGTGTATAGATATATCAATCAGGCACTGGCATACGGTAAAATTACTGCAACAATCAGTCGTCCACAAACAATCAGCTCCGACACAATCAGGATCAATGATGTAGAAGTTTTGTTGCAGGCGTCAGGCAATGTAACAACAAAGATAGCCAAAGATATCAACGGAAAAAATATCACAGGAATATCTTCTCGTACAGATGGTGTTAGTAGTGTAATATTTGATGACACACAATCGTTCATCCGAGGGTCTGGGTATTATACATCAAATGTAGCAGCGGTAATTGATCCACCTGATCAGACCATTGGAAATCAGGCCTATGCAAATGTAGTAACATTATTTGGAAATGGCGCAGTTGAATCAGTGACCATTACTGCAACCGGTGCTGGATATACATTTGCACCTAATATAAGATTCACTGGTGCCAATACTATCCAACCAACGGCAACGGTTGAAATTGAAAGTTCACCGTTAACAATCTTCACTACAGATTTTGCGCGAGCCAAGACTATCAACATATTGCCGGGCATTGGATCTGGTCTAGCTGACATTGGCTTAGAAATATATGTGCCAACGCAGATATTCCAGCACCCAGATCTTGGTGTTCCTGAAAAATATGGTAGCCTTATCAAGGTTGATCCAGAGTCTGGCGAAACACTAATGGTAGGAAGTGAAGGAGCTGCCACATTAAAAACTGCAACATTTGACGCATTGGAGACTTTGTTTGATAGAGATACCACACGATTCATTGACGTACTCAAAGGCAGCGGTGCCGTATATGTATACGACTACCTACCTGTTACGGGCGAAACACTAGACGAACCTAGTCAGTACTTATATAATCAGGTATTACAAAATTCTAACATCTTGTTTGGTGATAATTTTGGATCGGGTTTTTCAATTAATAATAATTGGGTTGTTGTTGGAGCCAATGCAAGCGATTATTACGACACTAATGCCGGCCTGGTACATTTGTTTAAAAATATGTCTGGCAAAAAAGGATGGACCAAACTCCGTAATAGAACTGATGTTGTTGATATAGATTACATTAACAAGGTATTTTTGTATGATAAAAACACTCAACTAATTGATACTGCGCTAGATTATTTTGATCCTGTTAAGGGAAAAATACTAGGAGCAGCTGATCAAGACATTGATTATAAAACTGCATACGACCCTGCTGTTTATAACAAAGGAAACAGCAGCACAGTTACTATCGATTCTTCCACTCCATGGAACGAGGTCCAACTGGGGCGTGTCTGGTGGAATCTGGATGTATGCCGTTATATAAATTACGAGCAAGGTGAGTTAACCTATCGTGTAAATTATTGGGGACAACTATTTCCAGACTCAACGATTGAGGTTCTTGAATGGGTTGAGAGTTTGGTATTACCAAGCCAGTATGCCGCTACAAATGATGGCGAAGCAAAATACAACGACAATAGTGCCTATGTTGAAATTGTTTATCTTGACACACAGTCTGGCTTGTTTAAAACCAAATATTACTATTGGGTAAAAAATAAAGTTGGAGTAGACACTGTAAAAACACGCCGTGCCCGCAGTATTTCTGCATTGCAGAATCTAATAGAATATCCTGCCCAGCAAGATATACCTTATCTTGCGGTTGTTTCACCAAACGCATTTAGCATCTACAATGTTAATACGTTGATCACTTCAACGGACAAAATTCTCAAAATTGAATATGCAACTACATTAAATGAAATTATTGCTCATAGCGAGTACGAGTTAATACAACAAGGAAACGCACTGAGCGTGATTCCTGCTAAACTTATCAATAAATTAATTGATAGTTTAAGCGGCGAAAATTCTGCTGGCGAAGTTGTGCCAGACCTCAGACTTAAAGATAATCAACGGTTGGGTATCGGCATTAGACCTCGACAAAGTATGATAGCAGATGTACCAACCGCTGTTAAAATTTTTGTTGGGTATATTAATAGATTCCTACAGTCTGAATTAGTTGTTAGATTATATGACATATCTGGTCTTAGTACATATGAGGCACTTCCCTCAGACGCTGGCGGTTTTTATAATCAGGCTGTAGACACTCTTGACGAATTATTTTACATTTTAACAGAATCATTGTTGGTAGGATATAAAGTATTGATTAAAACAGATTCAGCCAATGAAGGATTCTGGACCATATATGAATACCAACCAGACAATACTCAGACGGACTCTGTATGGGTATTAAACAGAATTCAAAGCCACGACAGCACACGTTACTGGAAATATGCTGATTGGTATGTAACAGGCTATAATATCAATACTCAGATAACATATATTGTTCCTGAATTTAAGGATATTGCAGCACTGGACATCACCGCAGGTGATGTCATTAAAGTGCTCGACGACGGACAAGGTAACTTTGAACTTTATGCTGTTGATGCTAATTTTGTTCCAATTATTGCGGGTGTTGAAAATGGAACTATTCAGTTACTATCAAGTTTGTATGATCAAGATGAGGCATTAGTTGGGTTTGATAACACAGGATTTGATAACACAGGATTTGCAAAGACTGCTGCCATTGAGTTACGCAATATTATCAATGGACTATTCAATGGAGTATTTGTTGGTCTCAATGAGGTAGAGATTAACAAAGTTTTCTTTGTATTAGTTAATTATATCTTAAGTGAACAAGCATCAGTGGATTGGATATTAAAAACAAGTTTTATATCCATAGTGCATAAAATTCGTAAACTGCTACAATTTCCGTCCTATATTAAAGATCAGCAAGATTACTTTGAAAGCTATATCAACGAAGTTAAGCCGTACAGAACTCAAATCAGAAGCTATCTATTAGACTACGAAGGAACAGATATAGTCAGCACGGCCGCGTCTGATTTTGATTTACCTGCATTTTATGATTCAACCATTGGATCATACCGTGCTCTAAATATTGGTAATCCAGCTGATCTAGAGTTTATTAATTTTACTTCTGCCAAAAGTTGGCTAGATAATTACAAATACAGTATACAATCAATCACTGTGATTGATGGCGGAAGTGGATACGTTGGCATTCCTCGAGTTACAATCGCTGGTGGCGGTGGAACAGGTGCAATTGTAACCGCAGAAATTAATGCACAAACTGGAAAAGTTATTGCTGTTGTTGTTGATACCCCAGGATCTGGATATACCTATCAACCTACTGTGACATTTAGCGGTGGTGGTGGCGATGTTGTAAGTGCAAAGGCTTATGTAAATTTTGTTCAATTGTCGGGCAATGTGTCAATTAATACACAAAATAAACTTGTGCGATCAATTAACACTACATTAAAGTTTGATCGAACTGCATACCTGTCAGTGGTTAAACGTTGGAAACAATATACAACATATCACCCCGGCGATATAATTGCTGTGCCCGATGTAACACAATCGTATTTTACAAACTATCCTGACCAACTAATATCAAACTATACCAATGCATATCGCATAGTTAAAACAGTATTAGCTGCAGAAACGTTGAGCTTGAATATATTCAACGATTCAACTATTGTAACAAAACTTTCAGGCAGTGATATTCCTAATGCATTGGACAGAGTAGCTTTGTATAATAGACCGGGCTCTCCAGATATTGCAGTCCTATATAGTAGCCCAGATACACAGCGTTTAGACTCAGTTAGTATAAATGATCAAGTTAGTTCATCGGGCAATGAATGGAATAAAGTTATTCATAGCATTGTTGTACCTTCTGTCCATGAATACCAATATCTTGCTATTGGCAATCGGGCACTAATAGCAATAAGCCAAGACAGTGTCAATTGGACAATAGTGCCATTGACAGAGCCTCAGATTAATCTTAGAGATGCAGTTCTTTATAATGGCACAACCTGGGTAGCAGTGGGGAACCAAGGTACTCTGCTGACAAGTGTTGACACAGCAACCTGGACTAAAGAAATAGTAAACGAATACAGATCTAGTCCGTCGGCTGATAACGAATTAGGTACTCTACAACAAAATGTGTCACAAGCAATTGATTTCACTTCGGTAGAATATGCAAAGTCTACCAGAGGTGACTACTTAATAGCTGTTGGTAACGGAAGTAACATCTTGGTTAATCCATATGATACTTCTGCAGATATTGATCAAGGTTGGTATAGCGCACGCCCACAGCCTGGAATTTTTGGTTCTCCAATACAATTTTTATCAGTGATCACAAAATCATTCAATGACTTGACTGATATAGATGGCACCAATTATTTGTCAACGCTGGAGTTGTCGGGGTATTTTACAACAATCACAGTGATCAAATCAGCAAGCTGGGGATCTGTAACAGGCAGTACTACATTAACAATCACAGCACCGGTGCAATCAGTTGCTGGCGCAGTGTTTGTTGGATCAGTATTTTATAATTCAAATTTACCAACCGCGGTTGATTCGGTAGTAACAGATATTGTCAATGATGGAACAACATATACATTTGAGATTGAATTTAGTCTTGCTCAGACCGTAACAGCAAAAACTGGTCAGACTATTAATTTATCTACTGTGGACACAGGGTTGACACTGCAACAAGGATTCGTTATTGCAGGTGGTGTTAATGGTAATTTTTACATAACTTCATATGCAAGAATTGATGATTTATTACAAGGATATTCAAAACGCTATAACTACGACCTTGGCAAGAAAGATGATGAAAATTACCCATGGGTGCCAATGAATGCTCCGGCGGCAGTAGCCGGGTCAGGTGATAATGCAAGCGGAGAACAAATTTCAGGAATTGCAATGAGCAATTTTTACGACCGCTGGATTGTTGCAGTTGGATCAGGTGGTTCACTTATTTGGAATCGATTGGATAGTCCACTTCAGGTCAGAGCCGGAAGTGTAGAGCTATCGGGCGATACAGATAGTCGGACTGTTATTGATTATGGTATTGAAGTGTTTAAGAATTTTAGAGAATTTAATGTAGCCGACTTTGAATATCCATTGACAAAAGAAATACTTGCTAAAATTAATTTTACTGACGTATCTTGGGATGGTGAAAAATTTGTTGCGGTAGGAGATCGTTCTACAGTGATATGGGGGTATCCGGGAAACCAGGACGAAGCATATATTGAACTTGGTAATCTAAACCCAATACTGATTGCAACTACTAGAACAGCATCAGCATCCTGGACCGGTGGTAGTAATATTACCACGCTGCTGGTTACCGTTGCAACTTCAGCGATATCTGGGCCAGTGTTACCCGGCATGACAATGTCCAGTACTGATCTGCCAGTTGATAGTTTAGTTACTATGGTTAGAACATACAATAATACACTTGATTACTATGAAATTACCATTGAGTTTACAACTGCAACAGTTGCCACACGTAGTACTCAAAATATTGCAATGAGCTATGTGTTCACTGACGATATTCCTGTAGGCACAGAATTAACATTTGATGGCCCAAGTAATCAAACTGTTACCTTAACAACCAGCCGTGCTGCCAGCGCTGGTGACACGAGAATATACGTTGAAGGATTTAACAGTGTGTCAGCAAATTGGAGAATAAGCGGAATTGGAATCCCACCTGATGCGCGAGTTCGATTGGTAGGTAAGTTTGCACAGTTCAATTGGAAATATGCGCAAGGCAGTGGCCGCGATGTAACAATTGATTACAACAGCACGTCTGTAAACACAACTACACTACGACTTGATACGCCATTTACTGCTAATATTCCATCTGGCACGTTGTTAACATTCTTTGATTCCACTGGTACAAGAATCCAGATTGAGACTTCTCAGTTTTTGAACAAGGATACCAATACTCTAGCATTTGCAAATGCCAGAACAGTCAGCACTGGGTACTCAATTGAAGCCAATACAACACTAGGCATTGTTGGTGGCACCAGAGTGTCTGGTGCGCTAACATACACAATTGCAGGTGTACTAGACCATCTTAAGAAAGATATCCCAGACCTGGTACCGGGCACTTCTTATAACGGAGTTAAAGTAACAGGACAACCTTATACAGAAACACGTGACGATATACTAAGCCTAGACACTGCTATCAGCAGTGACTACGACGACACTGGACTTGGTGTACGTCCTGAAGATATTATTGTTGAAGGCGGCAAATATATTGATTCGTATTCAAGTCATGCTCCACAAGAACTGATACCAGGTCAGGTGATTGATAGCCTACAAATGAATGTGTTTACAGCAAATATTGTGGGCGGAAACGTAGATTATGGAAATGTAATTGCTTATAAGATATTCACAGACTATAAGGCGCCAACTGCATATTATCGTTTACCGTTTGCCAACACCACAGTACTGACTGCTAACCTAGCATACGATGCAACTGAAATTGAAGTAGATAACATTAATACACTACCAGATCCAAATCCAGTACAAAATCAACCAGGATCAATTTGGGTCAACGGCGAGAAAATTAATTATTTTGGTCGAGATACCGGACGTGGTGTGCTAACTGATATACGTCGGGGAGCAGCTAGAACCAGTATTCCTATGCAACACGACGCTGGCAGCATAATTACAGATGCAAGTCCGGCACAGTTGATTGGTACAGATACTGTGTTACCAATCACGTCTGATCTGTCCGTGGACAATGGATTTGCAGGCAGCGCCAATGTAGCAATATATCGTTCAGTGGTAGTGTCAGAAATCACCCAGGGTTCAACCTGGCTAGAACGATCATAAGGTAATTAAATGAGTTTAACTAATAATGTAACTGTAACAGGCACTGGACTTTATGTCAGTAACACACGGGAAAGCAATTTTCTAAGAGAAAGCCCCGGGTACACATCCAATGTTGATCCACGACTACCCAACTATGATTATATTACTTCAAATTTGACCATATGGTCAAATGCACAAATTGTTGTTAGTAACATTAATTTATTTTCCAACCCTGGAGAAATCACTGCCAACAGCACTGTTACCGCAAACTCGTTGTTGAGTAACTTATTGGTAGTACCAGTAAGTAGCGTGAGCACAGTTGTGCTAGGACGTCGAGTTATTACAGCAAATATTGCCAACACTGCAAATGTCAAAGTAGCCAGGATCTTTTCCGCCAATGGTAATATACTGCTTAGTGGGTACACTGCTAACGCCCGGATTACTGCAGGAGAAACTGTATATTTTTGGCCGCGTACACAAGTAGGTGCTGTACGAGTCAAAAGTGAAGTTATCTGGTATGATCATGCATGGGAATCAAACAGCAGTTTAACTGGGCTGACAAGAAATGTAGGCAACACCACAAATTCTACTATCAATGGTAACATTTGGGGCGGAAATATCATCAGCGTACTTGGATTACGCACAACAGCATCAGCAGTGCCTTCAAGCGGAATAACACTTGTGGGATTTATAGATGGAATAACATATTATGGCTCGTACCATGTTCATGAGGGACAAAAAATGACGGGCAGTACTCATACAACCACATTCCATCGGTATATCTATGATACAGTGGAAGAGAGCCTGGCCAACTTGCAACTGGTGGTCAATATGTTCTCCACCGTGCGCAGCGCCAGCGGCGGCAGCGGCAGCGCCAGCGGTGGCAGTTCTGGTGGCTCAAGCGGTGGCAGTTCTGGCGGCTCAAGCGGTGGCAGTTCTGGCGGCTCAAGCGGTGGCGGCTACGGAGGATATTAATAATGAGTAGATTTTTTACGCAAGTATTTCTGGCATATTTGAATACCTTGCTCTTAATTCGTAGGATTTGCGATCATGCTAAATAAGGATATGAACACTTTACCAGAACAACCACCAGTACAACCTGCAGAACCCACACGGCCACCAAATGATGTTGGTGGAATTTATGTGCGTGGGCATATCAAGATTCATGACCCAGAAACAGGCGAAGTTTTTATAGATAAGCCCAATGCTATCCATTATGAAAACATTAGCGAGGCTATTGCTTATTCGTTGAGCCATAGAGATCAGCAGTATTTTTATGAAATGCATTTTGGAAATGGCGGCAGCGCAGTTGACAGCACTGGCATTATTACCTATTTGATCCCAAATACCACATCATTGAACGCTACCCTCTATAATCCGACATATTCTAAAATCATTGATGACACAGCCTCAGATAATCCAGACCCAAACAATAACAAAATGCAGGTAAGGCATGTGCCAGGTAATGTGTATAGTGACATTATAATCAGCTGTCTTTTGGATTATGGCGAGCCAGCCACACAAAGCGTGTTTGATAATAGCACAACACTTAATGATACATATACATTCGACGAGCTAGGAATCAAAGCAAGAAGCCTAGATGGAACCAGTGGACTTACTGGAACTGGTAAATTGCTAACGCACGTGATTTTTCACCCGGTTCAAAAGTCATTGAATCGCTTGGTTCAAATTGATTACACAATTCGTATTCAAACATTGACCAATTTGAGTACAATAGGATAATAGCAAATGGCTTATATTATAACAAAAACAAATGGCGACAGTTTAGTTACAGTTCCAGATACTGAAAAAAATACAGATTATGGTGTAACACTGGTAGGGCGAAACTATTCAGGCTACGGAGTCTATCTTAACGATAATTTTGTGGCGTTAATGGAAAACTTTGCAAATAGTACAGCACCAGGTGCACCGCTTGAAGGACAGCTTTGGTTTAATACATCTACTGCTACCCTTAGTCTCTGGAACGGCGATGCCTGGCGTTCCTTGGCTGTGCTAACTAATTCAGGTTCTGCTCCAGGAACATCAGGAACATTGGTAGGACACATGTGGTGGGACAATCTAAACTACCAGCTGAAAGTCTGGAGCGGACAAACAGAATATGCAAGAACTGCAACACAAACTATCACACTAGGAAATGTTGTATCGGTGACCAGCACCGGCAGTATTGCCGCTGGAGATTTTGTTACACATGCAAACATTAGTGCGCTGGACAGGATTGTAGTTGAACAGGTTTTAAATAGCAGTCAGGTACGTATCAGTACACTTGCTAATATTTCAAATGGTCAAACAGTAACATTTACCAATGGTATTGGTTGGCAAACTGTAGGACCAGTATACACAAAAGATCAAAATTTAAACGGCATCATACCAGGCGATATCACTGACACAAGTGGTATACCCCATGTTGTTGCACTGATGTATAATGATGGACAAGTAGTTGGAACAATAAGTCGAGACATTGAGTATACACCTCGGACCGAAGATGCTATCTCTGGGTTCACCACAATCAAACCAGGACTACAACTTAAATCGTCTGTGTCAAGACAATTTACTAAGACCGTGCAAGCAACAGCAACAGGATCTGCAGGGTCTACTACATTTGTACTTGGATCAAACAGTGATCTAGCAGTTGGCGATTATTTTATTTCTGGTAACGTTCAACTAGGAACCTATACACAACTAGGTGCGATCTATGCCAATGGAGCAGTTACCGTTGGAACAACCACTACTGTATACCAAAATGAAACAGTTACATTCCAGAGAGGAACATTACCTGTACTGACGTTCAATGGAACAGCAAACAACAGTCAATTGTTCAATGGTAGATCACCGGACGGATTTGCACAAACTGATCTGGCTACTACTTTCTTTGCAGATTTTACCATCAATGGAAACACATATCTGAATGGCGGAAACATTGCGATCACCACAACTGATCGCGGCAATGTTACTGTTAGAAACACTATCTATAATGCAAATGTTTCCTTCACCGCCAACGTGCCAGGTGTTGGTGTTGACGCCCAACTACTAAACCTAAGCGGTAATGACGGCTTGGTTACCGTTAGGGCAGAACCAACAGCAGCACTTGGAGTGGCAACCAAGAGTTATGTTGACACCCGCGACAATAACACTCGTGCTATGTTGGCCACAAATGTGGCAGCATTAATTGGCAATGCGCCTGCAGGATTCCAAGACCTAGGCCTAGCAAGTGCTAATGTGGGTGCTATAACAACCACTCTGACTGCGGTGCAAGCAGCCGTTGCATTAAGAGCCTACGCGGCAGATACCGCACTGACTGGTACTCCAACTGCTCCAACAGCAACAGCTGGAACCAACACAACACAAATTGCTACCACAGCATTCACAACCTCAGCAGTGGCAACCTTGACCGACACAGTTACCACAGCACTAGGCCTAAAAGCACCTATTGCAAATCCTACATTCACTGGTGTTCCGCTTGCACCAACAGCAAGTGCCGGCACAACCACCACACAAATTGCCACTACACAGTTTGTAACAACAGCAATAGGAGCTGGCCTGGGAGGAGTAAACCTGGCTCCGTATGCTACAGTAGCAAGCCCTATATTTACTGGTGTGCCTGCTGCACCAACAGCAGCGGCCAGTGTTAACAACACACAACTTGCTACAACAGCATTTGTGCATTCAGTAATACCAGCTGGTATTATCATGCTATGGTCTGGCAGTAGTGCATCTATTCCAGCTGGTTGGGCACTATGCGATGGCACCAACAGCACACCAGACTTGGCAGATAGCTTTGTAGTAGGAGCAGGAGCAGCCTACAATGTAAACGCCACTGGAGGATCTCGAAATTCTGTAGTTCCGAGTCATACACACAGTGCAACTGGTACGTCAACATTCAGTGGTGCTGCCCTGTCCACACACAGTCACACGTTTACTGGCACAGCATTGGCAGCACACGGTCACACATTTACTGGAACAGCACTGCCAACACACAGTCATACGTTTACAGGCGATGCGTTAAGTACTTCTCATACGCACACAGTAAATGACCCAGGACACGCACACGCAATCAGCCCAGTGCTGAGCACCAGCGGTAGTGGAAATCCTGCACACAAATCTAGCCAAGCATATGGTACAGTATCTCAAACAAATTCAACATCAACTGGTATTACACTAAACGCCGCCTCAGCAGGAACACCAGCTGGAACAAACAGCGGAACCAGTGGCGGAACACCAGCAGGTTCAAACAGTACAACCAGCGGCGGAACACCAGCAGGAACAAACAGCAGTGAAAGCGCAGGGACACCAAGTGGTACAGTTGCTACTTCTGTTAGCGTGGCAAGCACAGGAGTTTCTGTGACAGATGCAAATTTACCACCGTACTATGCACTTTGCTACATCATGAAAACATACGGTTAATTACCGATAAATAATAGATAAATTGGAGTTTAAGGAATGAGTTATAACATAATTAAAACGGACGGAACACCATTAGCTGTTGTGGCAGATGGTCAAACCAAGCAGGATGCAACAAGTTTGGTCTTGATTGGCAAAAACTACGCAGGTTATGGCACGTTCCTTAACGAAAACTTTATCAAGCTGCTTGAGAATTTTTCATCTGCAACAGAACCACTGTACCCATTGGTTGGGCAATTATGGTGGAAAAAAGATACTCGTCTACTAAAAGTATACGATCAATTTGGAACCTGGAAAACCATCAGTGGAGCGCAAAGTCAAAGCGATACACCAACCAATTCTATTGCAGGTGATCTGTGGTTTGACACAGTCAATCAGCAGTTAAAAACCTATTCAGGCGCCAGTTGGATTGTTATTGGTCCTAGCTTTACTGCTACCACAGGAACCTCGGGCGCTATCGCTGACACTGTGATTGCAAGTGACCTGTTGCCACACGTGGTAGTTAAATTCTTTGTACAAAATCAGCTGATCGCAATCCTAAGCAAAGATGACACATTTACTCCAGGAACAACTATCCCTGGATTTAGCACAATCAGGCCTGGCTTCAATCTTGCACGAGATCGTGTTCCATCACTGGTATACTATGATAATGCCAACAATGCTTCTTATCTTGGCGGCGTATTAGCCAATAGATATGTGCTAAAAACAGCACCTACGCTTGAAGCTAAATTAGTAATCCAAAACGTTGACGGATTAGAAATACAAGAAACTGGTGGCACAGTCAGCTACTTTGAAATGAATCAAAGTGGTAGTAACATTAACTTCATTGGTAAACAGCGTGGTCAAGGTTTTGTCTTCAAGATGATTCCAGACTCTGGTGGTTTACAGATCAATGCACTAACCATTGACCGTGTTACTGGTCTAGTATCAGTTTCTGCACCTACTCCAGACGCTGGATCTGCACTGTTGATAGCCACCAAAGGTTATGTTGATGCTGCTGACGTTGTGCTAAGTGGTTCTATCACATCAGCTGTTAACGCACTTAACAGCACAATTGACACATTAGCTACTAATACCACTGTTGCATATGGTAACATTCGTGTTATACAAAGCACACTAGGCATAGGTGGCCCACCTGGAGCAAATACAACACCCTGGACTCAGCTCACTGTAGGGTCTGGTCAGACCGTTGCTGCCAATATTATATCACTATGGAGCAACGTTGCGTCTATACATGCAAACGTATTAAGCAACACCGGTACTGCGCCAGCAAGCACCGCCAGCATGTATTCCAATGTACGATTACTACAAAACGGATTATCCAATCTTAACACCACGGCAATGTTGCGAAACGGTGATTCGACCTGGCTTGGTGTTCAGCGGCCTGATGCAACCAATACCTATGACATTGGAACTTCAGGTCTACGTTTTAGAACAATTTATTGTACTGCACTTGATGCGAGTGGATCTGGTGCGCTAACTATTCCAGTTGGTACTACTGGAAACAGACCAGATCCAGGCGCGACTGGTATGATACGCTACAATACTTCTCTTAGTAGTTTTGAAGGCTATGCAGCAGCATCATGGCAAAGTCTAGGTGGAGTTAAATCAGTTGATGGATTGACCTATATCATTGCTGAAACCACAGCTGGTGCAAGCAACGGCGAATTAGATTTTTATGTTGAACAGACCGGCGGAACCACCAGTGCCAAAGCAGCTGGAGTAAACAAAGATAGATTCCTAATGAGTGTTCCGGTGCAAGCAACCACACTAACAACCGGAGCAGCTGGCACTGGAGGTACTATTACTGGGACCTGGACCTTGAGTGCTGGGTCAAAGATGCAAGCTACATATTCTGACTTGGCAGAAAGATTTGCAGCCGACGCAAACTACACCGAAGGTACAGTTGTTGCACTGGGTGGAACAGCTGAAATAACACAGGAAACTGTGGATCTCAGCGAAAATGTGTTTGGCATCGTGAGTCACAAATATGCATACCTAATGAATGAGGCAGCAGGCGATCATACCACTCATCCTCCTATAGCATTGGTAGGACGAGTACCTGTCAGGGTCATTGGTACCGTAACCAAAGGTCAGCGCCTAGTAAGTGCCGGTAATGGATGTGCTCGTGTAGCAGTTGATGGAGAGCTGTCTCCATTTAATGTGATTGGCCGTTCGTTAGAAGATAAAACTGATCCAGCCGAGGCATTAATCTTGTGCGTGGTTAAGATCAACTAATAGTTGACAATATTGCTGAGGCAATCAGCAATCCTTTATCGTGGCTTATGCTAATATGACAATGTTTATTGTTAGCATAAGCCACTAATTCATTTGCAAACGTAATAATTGGTTGTCCTAGTCCCGTCTTACTCAATATCATATTTTTCCAGACCACAGCGTCACGAATTCCGGTGCCAAAACTTTTTGCCACTGCTTCTTTGACCGCCCATGCAGTGGACACAAATCTTACTTTGTTATGTAAATCGCTAACGGTGGTGTACTCTGCATGTTCTTCAATTGACAGTATACGAGCCGCTACACTATCAAGTCGCTGGCTGTCCATATTGTAAAATCTATCAACGTCAACAATATCAATTCCGTGTCCTGTTATCATGACTCTATAATTCTTTTGTACTGGTGATATCAAAATTACAGTGACACATTGTTTTGTTGCAGATTATTGGTTCTTTTGGGATTTCAAAATCTTCAAATATATTTCCAATCTTGCCACCTACATTACACCACCCTCTGAAAACATCGCCGGAAAAATATACTGCGATTTGTTCTACTCCTGCATGGCATTTCCACCCACTCCAGTCATATTACTTAGTGTATTATTTTTTATATACATTATTTGATTTGAACTAATTATTGGACAGCTACATAGATAGCTATAAATATTCCAGGAGACTCAATCATGCAAACTATCGAAGAAAAATTTATGGAATTGGTTAGCACCGAATTCAATAGAAAAAAAATGCCAGACATCACGCTAGACGCCGCTTTTCGGAAAGACCTAGGATTAGACAGTTTAAGTTTAACTGAGTTAATTATTGCCTGCGAAGAAACATTTGGGGTTGAGATAGATGTTGACCATCCAGCCACTATAGAAGCTAAGACACTTCGTCCTTTGTATGATGCAGTAGTACAGCTTGTTAATCAGACCGAAGCAGCCAAATAACCCAACTGGTAGGGTCTAGTTCCCACCAGCGTCTCCCACCAAAGTTGCTGTTACTTGCAACACCATGATGATTGTTATGCCATGCTTCTCCCAGTATCAATGGCCACAACCAAATAACATTGATACTGTCGTCTTTGGTTTCATAGTTCCTATACCCTGCCTTGGTCCAATGATTGACACTGGTATTGATCGCATAACTGTGAAACGCAATGAATGCTGGAAACATCAATCCCCATACCCATACCACAGGACTTAGTGTAAACACAATAGCATGAGTGATCCAGAATATCGGAAGATAGTACTTGTGTGCAAACACCACATCGAGGTCACGCATAAGATCAACAATGTACTTTGGGCTCAGGCTGTCCTGTTTCATCTTAAACATCCAGCCAACATAGCTGTGCCAAAAGCCATGATGTGGGCTATGAGGATCGCGATCGGTATCTGCAAGCCTGTGATGGTAGCCACGATGTATCAGCACCCAGTAGATAGGACTTCCTTGGCCACTCATTATCGCACACCAGATCATAAAACACTTGCGCAGTCTTCCTGTTTTAAAACTACGATGGCTTAATAGTCTATGATAACATGCACTAAGTCCTACCATCATCAACAGGATGTATCCTATGATAGAATATATCCACCAGTGGTCCGGAGCAGTTGTAAACACAGCATAAATGCCAGCCAGCTGTATAGGTAACCAGCCTCCCCACATAGGCGCCCAAAATTTTACACGTTCGATTATTTGCGTGACCATTGTTCTAGTAGTTCCTCGTTGCCTTGATATATTATACGCTGCCAACAACTGTCATCTGTTGGATTGTTGCATACCAGATACTTATGCCCATCGAATTTAAAGTCGTGGATCTCGTTTTTTTCAAGCTGTTCTACAGTCCACTTTTGCCAAAATTTTGCTTCTCTGCTGATAAATAGCAAATCACATCTTTCATTTTCGTGTAGCCAGTTGATCTGTGATCGCAATAGCTCAACCCCTACCAGATTGTAATCTTTAATTGGACTGGCAATATGGTTAACTGACCAAAATCTATTAACCACTCTGTATGTATGATCGGGCCAGCAATCTCGTTTCAATATGCTTCCACAAAAATAAGGCATCCAATTTTCATCAAATGCAATAGTGAGTGCAGCACATTCATTGATAAAATGATCTTTATTGTAATTTTTTGACAGCGGGTGTTCATGATCTCTATACTGACGTTCCCTCAGATGATCAAACAACGGATCAAATAGTGTATCGGTTCCGGTCCGCCAGGTTATTGCATGCATGATTTTAATACCTTAATAATATATGCGATCAATTGGATCAAGTTGGACTTGGCCGTAATTAATGCCATTATTAGCTTCTACTAATCTTTTTTCTAGTTCTAGTATTTGAGGTAAAATATTTTCCATACCCCAGCTTTTACGTCTAACAATCAGCTCAGGGTAGATTTCTCTGTAGCCATGTATCTTGGATGATTCTTTACCTAGTTTACCGTAGATCTTATTAGCCAATAGATCATTCCACCACACAGTCTTTGTGATAGATTTCAACAACCTATGATTCCAGCGAAAGAAGTCTGTAACAGCTGGTCTATTTTGTTTTAACAAATACTTTGCACAACCGTAGTCTGCTTCAATCTCAACATTGCACCACATGTGAGGACGTCCGTCATATGGGTAAGGTCTACGCATGATACATGCATCTCCGTTACCAGCAATCGGAAGTCCGTCAATTTTGTCAACTACTGCACAGACCACAAGCTGTGACGGATAGGTCATTTCTGCATTCTTGCTGTAGTCAAATATTTCACTTTCAAAGAACTTAACGTGATCAAAGTCAATGATCTTATAAGGGATGCCTAGGTTTTCACACAGGATCACAGCATGGCTAACATCGTATATATTTAAATCATTTGCCAGGCGAGTTATGTAGATATCATAAGGAACCTTGGCTTCTACAAATGCACGTACCATGAGTTCGCTTTCAGACCCACCACTCAGCATCAGACTAAATTTTTCATTGGGATAGGTATCACGCACACTGTGACACGCTCTGATCAGTTCTGTTCTTAGATCGTCTGGGGGTGTGGGGTCAAGATCAAAATCAACATTGAAAATTTGGTCTGCAGATGTTCGGTATATTTGAGTAGGATCGTCATCATAGTACCAGCGTTGCCAATTGTTTTCAAGATATTGATACATCATGCTTTTTTTATTTTGTTGTTCTTGACCCAGTTACCAAAGTGTATGCAATGATCCTCGTATTGATTCATGGCTTTCATCAATGGAAAGTAATCGCCTTTTTGTAACTCAGCTGTGGCTACATCTTCTTTGAACACTGCATCCAGTGTTTCAAAAATCATTCGTTCGTTGGGGCCTACAGATGGGTCATAGTAAAACTGCGTGATCCATTTAAATCCGTATTCGGTATTGATGTCGTCTGGTATAACAGTGTTGACCATGACACAACCTGGGCTTCCATATTCTACAAATGTAAAGGGAAATATATAAAGCCACCAGCCGTGTGGGTGTTGTTGTAATATCCACCCATCACCTTGATCTGTAACAATATCTTTTAAATCAACTTGAGAGGATAAGAACGGATGTATTCCGCCTTTGTACACATGCAGTA